CAGAGGTCATAACAACCCCACAAACAGGTTATAGTTTTGTTTCTCCTTACATGGAGGACTATTCTCGTAGATTATTATCATCTTACTTTGGCGCACCTGGTGAATACGAAGGTCTTATATCTAGACCAAGAGATATTCCTATCGAGCAAACTGCTGGGCTTACTCCTTTACAAATTCAAGCTCGACAACAAGCAGGTCGAATGGGTGAATATCAACCTTATCTAACTGAAGCTGGTCGACTCTTCGGTAGACAAGAGAGAGCTTTAGATGAAGCTTATGGATATTTGCCGGGTGCCCGCGAAGCAGTTACTGGCGGCCTTGGCGCATTACAAAGAGCAGAGCAAACAGCCATGGGTACTACAGGAATGTACGATCCATCTATGGCACAAAACTTTTTTAATCCATACGAAGATCAGGTTGTTCAGCAAACATTAGAGGATATAGGCAGACAGTCTGCACAACAGGACATAGGTCTTAGGGATAGAGCTGTATCAGCTGGAGCATTTGGTGGATCTAGGGGTAGAATTACTCAAGAAGAATTAGCACGTCAAACAGGACGTGGTGCAGCTGAGGCTGTCTCTGGAATTAGAAGCGCTGGGTTTGGCCAAGCTCAACAACAAGCGCAACAAGCATTTGAACAACAACGTGGTGCTCAACAAGGACTTGCAACCATGCAAGCAGGAGTGGGTGGACAGCAAGCACAACTAGGCCAGGCTCTTGGTGGGCTTGGACAATTAGCTGCTGGCATGGGCGGACAGTTTGGACAGATTGGTGGTGGGCTTGCAGGACTAGGTCAGCAATCTCAACAGCAACTAGGCAATCAAGTTAACTTACTTAACCAACTCGGTCAGCAAGGCCAAGCTACTCAGCAAGCAGCATTATCAAGACAGTTTGCTGGAGCGCAACAGCTTTCTCAAGAACCATTACAAAGATTGCTCACAGGTCAACAGCTTCTAGCTGGATCTCCAATGGGAGGTATCTCTGGAGGTACTGGCACAAGCGCATATCAACGTGGTGTCTATCAGCAACCCACAGCATTAGGACAAGCAGTCGGTGCTGCTGGAACTATTGCTACTGGACTAGGCTCTTTAGGGTATCAACCTTTTTCTGACGTAGATTTAAAAGAAAACATTAAAAAGATTGGTGAATTAGAGCCAGGTGTTGGTTGGTATACATGGGATTGGAACGATAAAGGTAAAGCACTAGGTGCTGAAAGCGAACCAGCTGAGGGCGTACTAGCTCAAGAAGTTCTAGAAGTTAAACCAGATGCAGTCATTGTTCAAGATGGCTACTACGCTGTAGATTACAGCAAGGTGATGTAATGCCGGGAATAATGTCAGGCTTAGAGCCAGTAAGATTAAAAGACGGTGGCTTCCCAGATCTAACAGGTGATGGCAAAGTAACACAGGCTGATATACTTAAAGGCCGCGGTGTACCTGGCCTAGCAAATGGTGGAGATCCTAGGTTTATGAGCCGAGAAGGTTTCTTCAGCATGAGAGATGACCCTGAAAGACTTAACGTACGAGATATTACTGATTTTATTTTTGATCCAACCGATCCATTAGATTATGCAGCGGCAGGTATTGCAGCTACAGGTGTTGGAGTCCCGGCGGCCATAGGTATGAAAGGCTTGAACACTGCTAGAAAAGTTAAGAGAGGCCTTGGTGCTTTAGCTGGAATGGTTCCAACAACCATGCTTGCAAGAGAAGGTATAGAGTTTGCAAAAGGTCCTATTGAATACACTAAAGGAATTTTAGATCTTGTAACATCAGCACCAGAGGCGGCTGGTTCAATGAGAGAAATAGCGCAAGCATTAAAAGAAGATCCAAAAGGAACAGCATCTATTATTTATGAAACTGTTTCTGAAACATCTGGCTATCCTGTTGAAAGAGCAGAAGGTGGCATCATGCAATATGCTAATGGCACTGGAGACATGGGTGTATTACCAGCTAGTGCAAAGACTCCAACTGGCAGAAAGAAAAAAGCTGTCATGACTGTCATGGATATGATGGATGAGATAGCAGAAAAACTTCCTGCAAAACCTAAAAAGAAAACAAAGAAAGAAAAAGAACCAAGCGCAGAAGATAGAGAGATTATAGAAAACGCTGCTAAACAAAGAGAAGCAGAAGTTATAGCACAACAAGCTAGATTAGAAAGAGCTAGGATCAATAGAGCTAATCAGCCAACAGCGCCTCAACCAACAAGACCTCAAGCTCCTGTAAGAACAGATGCGCCTGAAGTTGGACCTCCAAGACCAGCACCAAGTCAAGGGGCTAATATTAATAAAGCAGCAGACGATGCTTTTGAAGGAAGCACTGGCGCTGAACGATCTATTCTTCAACAAATGAAAGACAGACCCATAGCTGGATTTGGTCTTAGGAATCCCGGCAAGACAGCCATAGCTGGTGGCGTAACAGCAGCGGTTTTTCCTCAAGGCGAAGATGAGCCAACAGTAACAGAGCAAGATGAAAGTGGAATTATAATAAGTGATGACAATGCAATAATTACAAATGATTCTGTAATCAACAAACCAACATATAATCCTGCAACTGATAATTCTTTAGCTTTTTATGTAAGAGAAGAATTAAAAGGCAAAGGATTTGAGGTAGATGACAAGGGTGAGTTTGTAACTAAGCCTAAGTTTTTTGATTACATAAAAGCATTACCAGCAGGATACATGGATAAAGTTGGAAACGATCAAGACTTTGCTAAAAAAATGATGGCAGGTTTTTTAAACATGATGAAACCAGTAGAGGGATATGTACCTATTAATCCAGCTGTTGCATTTGGCGAGGGATACTTTGGCGAAGAAACAAGACAAGCTGACATGTTGCCTGCTGATGTACAAACACTTAAATTTTTACAAGATAATCCAAGGTTTGCTGATCTTTACAAACAAATGCAAGCAGCTAAAGTTGGCATGACTCTTGGAGAAGTTAAAGAAGGTCAACCAGAATATGTGTATGAAACTTTGTTAAGAGATAAATTAGAAACTAGTGGTTACACTTCTGACCAATATCCTAATTTTATTTTAACTTATAACGGAAAACCAGTTGGACCAGGTTTTATAGGAGCTCAATTAGGCAAAGGTGTTGATGTTTACTTAGATCCCCTATTCGGAATACAAATAAAACCATCAGCCAGCGCCCCGTGATCTCATGCCATACATTACTTTTCCAGATGGCATCTCAAAATACATACCAAACAAAGATCCAGAAACAATAGAAAAAGCAAAAGCTGAACATGCGCTTGAGGTTGAATCTTTAAGCAAAGGCAAGGCTAATGTTTTGGGAGATGTTGGCAGGCAAACCGTAGCTGGTATTCAACAAGCAGTAAGGGGAGCGGCTGAAACAGGGGCTTCTGTTTATGATCTTTTTACTGATGAAGATCTAACCAAAGATGTTGGTGAATACTTTGATAAGATTGCTGTTGGTGAAGCTGAAACTACTCAAGGACAAATAACTAGATACTTAGTTCAATTCGGATTACCGGGCTTTGGTGTTGCGGGTGTATTAAATCGTTTTGGAAAAATGAATAAAGTTACTTCAGCTCTAGGTGGTGGACTAGCTGATGGAGCAGTAGCAACTGATGATGTTGAAACTCTTAAAGATATTTTTATAGATCAACAATCAGAATCAGATCAAGCAAGACTAGCAAGACTCAATGGTGCAGAAGCAGCAGCTGAAAGGTTAAAAAATAAATTAGAGGTAGCAGCAGAAGGTGCTGGTTTTATATTGGGATTACCACTAGCACTAAAAGCAACCAAGGAAACTATCTATGGAGCAACAGACTTATTAGCTCCAGTTGGATCTGTTGTGGCTAAAGGATTGACCGCAGCTAAAGGTGCATTGAAACCTGGTGAATTACAAAAGACAGCCTTTGATGCAAATCAAAACACATTACAAAAATGGTTTACCTTTGCTGGAGACAAGCCTGATCAATTAGTAGCACAAACAATGGCCGCAAAGACATCGCAAGTAAAGGCCATGCAAGATCAAGTTGACACTGCCTTTGATCAAATCATGAAGACAACACAAAGAAGTGTAGATAGTGGCAGACTAAATCAAACTAACGCTCTTGCTTTGTCTAGAAACATAGAAGATTTTATGTTCCCAAGGATAAGAGTTGACTATCAATCTCCAAACTTATCACGATCAGATAAAATAAAAAAAGCTAGAGAGATTCAAAAAGCTGCTGAACAAAATATTTTAGACTTAGAAAAACAATACATAGATTACCAAGGCTTGGGCTTAGGAGAAGGCTTAAAGATATCTACGTTATTAAAAAATAATAGAGATATTTTTGATACTTACTCTAATCAAGTTTTAAATTATAGTGATGAAGGTGCAGATGGTTTTATGCATTTGTTTATACCAGATGAATTAAAAAGTATCATTGCAGAGAATGCTGGCTTGTATGGAACAAGAGTCTATAGATCTATATTAGACAAAGGTTTTAAAGTTCAGCCAGAGTTTCAAGAAAGAGCTGTAAAAGAAATACAAGAAAGTTTTGGTGTTGACAGACAAACTGCACAAAGAGAATTCTTTGAACTATTAAACCCCGGTCCAAAAAATAAAAATGGTTTTGACTTTGAAACTAACGACATGTTAATGGAGGGATTGCAAAGAGAAAAAGGAATTCTTAAAGGCAGACAGCTAGATAACTTACCACAAGTAAGAAGAGCTTTAGGTGAAGCGGCAGGATACTTACAAACAGATTGGAAAAGTGCTCTTGCTAATACCAAGCTTACAGCAAATGTAACCTCACAAAAACTTTCAGGTCTTATAGGTAAGACAGAAATGTTTAAGCAGATCAAACAACTTGATGAACTCGCACCTCAAACAGGCGGTGTTAAGTTTTTAAAACCAAAGGAATTTGGCATAGATGCTGATGGCAAGTCAGCTAAAGAGTTAAGAGACTTTGATGCACAAGGTAATGCAATAGTATTCAAACAGTTTGATGAAGATGCTGGAGCCCTTGCTGGTTCTTATGCAAGAGCAGATATCTTTGATGCTTTGATGGGAGCGACAGCAGATATGAAAGCTCAATGGCCTGTTCTCGGAAAGCTATACACTGGCATGTTAGCTGTTAAAGCTGGATCACAATATGGTAAAACAGTTTTATCTCCCGGAGCACAGGTAAGAAACTTTACCAGTATTCCATTCTTCTCATTGCTTAATGGAAATCTTGGAAGCACTGGTAGATTTGTTGACTCTGTTCAAACAAGTTTTGCTGGACTCATGGATCCTAAAGGAAAAATTTTAAGAAAAGATAAAATAGCTGAACTTATGGAAGAAGGCATTATGCAAAAAGGTGGTGCTCAACTTGGTGAAACTTTAGAAATTGCAAAACTTGCAGCTGAAAGAAGTGGATTAGTTTCTGGTGTAGGCAAAGCTGTAGATAAATCAGGCGTTAGATTTTTTGAAAAAGCTTATGGTATGACTGATGATGCTGGTCGTGTATTTAATTATCTAAGTGAAAAAGAAAGAATGCTTCAAGCATTATCGAAAGCTCCAGAGTCAGTGGTTCCAATAGAGTCAGCAAAAAATATAACAAGGTTTGCAGATTTGATTGAAGGATCTAGAGGTGGTGCAATTATAAGACCGCAAGATATTATTAATAAGTATGGCCAAGAAGGATTGGAACAATTTGCTAGATCAGAAGCTGGAGAGATTACTTTAAACACTGTGCAGAACTATCAAAGAGTTGTACCATTTGTTTCAGAAGTTATTAGAAGATCTCCCTTTGGTAACTTTGTCGCATTCCCATCTGAGATTATAAGAAATACTACTAACGCTGTAAGTAGAGGCATAAAAGAATTGGCTAGTGACAATCCAGAGCTACAGAAAATTGGAATGCGAAGATTGACTGGTGCTGTAACAACTACAGCAGCTATGCCCACAGCATTAACGAGTTTAGGCATGGCATTAACTGGAGTAGCTAAAGAAAAGATAGAAGCCTATCAAAGAACTGGAGCAACTCCTTGGGATAGAACAGGAACACTAATACCTATTGCTTCTGACAAAGATGGCAATCCAACTCAGTTTTTTAATTTTAGTTATATGAATCCATACGACTATTTAAAAAGACCGATCAACAGAGTTTTTCAAGAAGTGGCAAATGGTAATAGAGATGAAGAATCATTACAAAAAATATTATTTGATTCTTCGATGGGAGTTATTGGTGAGATGGGGCAAAGTTTTGTTGAGCCAGCATTTGCTGCTCAAGCTGTACTTGATGGAATTAATGGAACAACATCAACAGGTAAAAAAATATGGGGTTCTTCAGACAGTATGGGAGATAAAGTTGCAAAAGGTTTTTACAATTTTATCGACACAGCATTACCAACAATTACTCCATATAGAATAGAGCCTGACCTAACAACAAAAAAACCTATTGGCATATCTGCTCCTGGCTTTACTCCTAAAAATTTTCCAAAGGCTGTGTTTGGTAGCACTGATAAAAAAGGTGATGATCAAAAAATATTAGACCGAATGGGTAATGAGATTGATGTAGCTGAAACAATGGTGCAAGCATTTACTGGATTTAAAGTTGTTAAACCTCAGCTAGAAAGAACTGTAAGATATAGAGGTTTTGAAGCAAACGATGCAATCAGAGATGCTACCAATCAATTTAATAGATTGCTTAGAACCAATGATAGAAAGACAGCAGAAGAATTTTTACAGGGATATATTAATCAAAATGAAAATAGATATAGAGTATTAAGAGATCTATATACAACCATAGAGGATGCTAGAACTTTAGGATTAACTGATAGGCAAATAGAAAAACAATTAAAAGATGCTAAAGTTGCTAACTATAAAGATGTTATGAGAGGAATATTCAGACCAATAGATGTTAGCAGAGATCTAGTAGAAGCTTCAAGGGTTGGCGAAATAGGAGTTCCTCAGCCTATTAGTAAAGGAATGTTTGACTTATCTAAAAAGGAGTTAACTCAAGGTTTAACTGGTCAATACTTAACACCAGATGTTAGAGCTCAAAGAGCATCGCAAGTTTTAAGAGAAGAAGAAGAACAAAAAATATTAACAGGCACACCCTAGAATATATCAACCACCAGTTCACATCTAGGATCATCTTTATCTACACCACCAAACTTATAAACAACTTCCTTTACTTGTTTGAAGTCATCGTCTTGTATGATCCCAGCTTTAACCAAAGCATCACAAGCGAACTTATCTATGACTGAACATGGATTACTTATGTCAAGTCTTCGATTGCTCCTAGCATAGTAGGTGTAAGTCAATCTAACTGGCTCACTAAACTTAGGTAGGTCTTGTATCTTTTCTACGAGATCTTCTGAGTATATTTTTTTTGCTGTAGATAAAACTCTATAGTGTGCATTTCTATAGTTGTTAAGATTTAAAATAAATTTTTTTTTCTTTGAATAGTAAACATCCAAAGGTAGTTTGATTTGCATTAGGTTGATGGCCTAGTTTCAATCCAAGGTCTGATCTCTTTAATAGAAGCGCCATTAAATACCTTCTTAACTTTATCGCAAGTCTCTAAAATCTCTTCTGGGAATCCACTGTTTACAACTTCAATTAATTCTTTGCTAGAAAAAAAGTTTTCGCCCGGCGTGTTAAGGTTCTCGGCTACGTTAACAAATCTAATCTTGTCCTTCTCGTATAAAACCATATCGTCATCCTTCTCCATAACATGGGCTGGTATTAACTCAGGTATAAAGTTATGTCTTGCACAACCTTTGGTTTGTCTGTCTTCACTAATCTTTCTATCGTGCTGGGTGCAATGCCAATGTGCATCTCCCTTCTCAATATCAACCTTAGCAAACCTACAAGATCTACAATGAATCTTAGGTGGCAGTGCTCTACCTAGATAACAGGCTTGTTGGCCTGGTGTCATGTAGCTTTTGATTCGGTAATCTGTTTCTGGTATGTAGTTATCTGGTGGTGCTTCTGCTAGTAAAATACTTTTTGCTTTTTCTATTAAAGAATTAAAAGCATCACCATCATACTGAATGATTTCAGTATATAAGTCTGAGTTATTTTTGTTATAAACAATTGCAATGCATTGAGTAAATTTAAACAAGCCCATGTATAAATGTAACTGGGCAGCATACTCTTCTGACCAATCACAATAACTACCAAGCTTTACTAGGTTGTTAAAGCGATTGTCGTTGGCTGTCTTGAACTCTAACAAGAATGGATCTTTGGTATCAATCCCCGGAAAGTTTTGCCCTACGCCATCGATATGACCTTTAACGTGGCCTCCCAATGTCTGTGTCTCAAACTGTTTACCATTGCGAGCAACGTCAAAGATCTGAGCACCGGGAATCTTTCTAAGCTTCTTGATAAGATCATCCTCAACCACGTTGCCTAGATCAAGAAGTCTCAAGACTCTAGCAGGCATATCATCAGGCATAAGCCAGCGATAGCGCATCCAAAGTAAACGCTGATTAGGATTACCTATCTGACTGATACCTAGATAAAATCTTTGATGTCTCTTTTGCTGTAGTTCAACATCATCTAGTAAATGGTTTATATCTTTCATAGATCTATGTCCTCATTTTGTTTGGTTTTAATTCCAACAACGTTCTCATACTTACCTTGTTTTTGCACAATGATCTCAGAGATTGTATCAAATGCACCACTGTTAATTAATTCAGCGGCCATCCATGGTTGGCTTGGTGATCCCCACTTGGTAGTAATCTTTTTCCACTTACGCACTGCCATCTTATGTGCAGTGGGATGGCCAAACATTAGTGGCATCTTCTTAGGAAAGAACTCATCCTTCACCGTAAAAACTACCTGACAATACTCACTGCCATTTTTAGACTTGACCACAGATGCATAGATGTCCGTGATGGGTTTGTTTTTAGGGACTGATGCTTTCCTTTCATCTGATAAGACAGCTTGCTTCTCAGCCTTGGTACGCCTTGCTACTTCCCTTTCCTTCTTGGTCCAAAGAACTTTTGATTGTGTTGACTCAAACACTTGGCCGCACTCAATACATTCTTTAGCGGAAGGTGAGTTGATAGCATTACAGCTTGCACAAATCTTAGGCTTGTATCTTCCGGGAAGACTTTCGCCAGGCTCTACTTCATCTAGACAGCCATGCCTAGCTACGTTCTCACCGTAGTCAAGCAGCAAACAATTCTCCTTGTCATCATGCAGTCGCATACCACGGCCACACATCTGCACATACAAACCAATGCTTTGCGTTGGCCTAAGCAATGCTATACAATCTGTTCGCGGGGCGTCCCAGCCTTCGGTTAAAACCCCAACATTGCAGAGAGCATGAATCTTACCAGACTCAAAGTCTGCAAGAATCTTATCTCGTTCTTGGTTGGGCGTCTCCCCTGTAACCACAGCAGCACTAATACCATGTTGCTGTAAATACTGAGTCATCTTCTGAGCATGGAGAACAGAAACACAGAAGAACACCGAGGCTGTTCTGCCTTTTGTGTAGGCATTATCAATCCAATCACTTATAACTTCGATGATGGTTTCATCCACCATGGCTATATCTTCTAATTCTTTTTCCCGGAAGTCTCCACCTTTGAACTTCAAACTAACTTTGCCAGCATCAATGATGGCATTGTCGTTGACAGCAAAGGCAGACAATCGGCACAAGTAACCTGCTTGTATTAACTCTGGTATCGATACACTGTAGGCAAGACCTTTAAAGAAATGATCTTTACGATTGCCATAGATGTAGCCTTGACCCATGCGAT